TATATTTTTGTTAAATTAAATAAACTGTTTTGAGCTTCATCTCTAAATGCATGGTTCTCTGTTCGAGGAAACTGTCTGTAAAATTCATTTAAAGAATCTGGGTCAGACTTTAATGCGTCAACTTCATTATCCCAATAGTTTAATACTCCTTGATGTATAAAGTCTCCTTGAATATCTTTTATTGGTGTCTCTGGATTTCTAAATACAGGCAAACCGTGTATGTCTATAAATCCTTCCATATTCCATTCCATAGGAATAAATAGAGAATACATTCCGCTTTTTGTTTGTCCGTTAGAATTACGTTCTAAAGCATTAGAGTCTTCATAAAGTTTTTTAAAGTTATCTCCCCCTTTACTTAATGCGTTTGATGTAGACCCCATCATACATTTGCCTACTATTTTTCTACCTAACCTTAGCGTTGTTTTAGTTACACGCCAGTTATTTAGTATGTTGTCTGGTCTTTCCCACTTGCCTGATTCGTCATGAACAAGTAGAAACAATTTTTCCCCATCATAACTGTTGTCTCCAGTGTTTTTCCAGTCAATTGAAGTGTCAAGACCTGTAAGGTTGTCAACGTTGTTTGTTATAGATATGTTTTTTCTTGTAAGCTTAGAAGCAGGAACTCTGTACGCTAGTTCTGTTTTAGGCTTGTCCATACCATCTTGTATGGGTTTAAAGAAAAAAGGATAATTGGTAGAAATTGGAACTACTTTGTCTGTAAACATTTTCTTAGCATCTGCTCCAGTCTTAGACAATATTCCAAATCTAGCATCAGAAGTTATTGTGGCTAGGTTTACAGTTTCTGCTGAAGACATAAAAGAAAAACCAGAACGCCTATTCTTTAAATAACACATTCCATAGCATCTTTCGTCAGCTTTACAAGCCTCCCAAAAAATAAAAAAAACTCTATTTGACTCTCTATACTCTGGTTTACCTACATCTATTTTGGTCCATTGTAAATACATATAATGAGTACCAGTAACATAAGTAGCAATACCGTTGTTTTTAAACCAATAACCACTATCTCTTCTTTCGAACTCATTTTCAATGTAGTCGACCCATGAATTTTTGAATGCATTCGGGTACTCATTCCACTCGAAAATGGTCTTGATTTTTTGTAATTCTTTTGGGTATTCTTCGGGATGCCAGTATTGTTCATTTTTCTTTTTACTTCTTTGCGTTATTTTTTCTGGCTGCAAAGGTAATGCAATTTTTAATCCCTGTATGTCAACAATGTCTCCAATTTGACCAGTTTTACTTATTATAACAATATCATGACTTTGGTTGTATCCATAAGACCAAGATTTGCTATTGTTAAGCTTGTCTATTGTTTTCTTTGGAATACAGTCATCAATGACTTTACAAATCTGTAAATCAAGATTTTCTTCCTCTATTCTCTGCGAAACTTTGGAATTTCTCTTCTGTTCTTGTGTTGTCATCTTCCCCGTTGAGTTTTGCTCTTTCTGATTCTATCCTCTGTAATATAGCAAAGGCGTCTTCAATAGCAAGTCTTTTTGTTGCTGCTGCGTTTTTAAGTCTGTCAGCAGCTAAATCATCGTCCTTGCTTCCTGTTATAATTTTTTCTTCAGCAACCTTAATAAGCTCCTCTACGGCTTTTTCTGCTGCTATTATAACTCTTTCTATAGTATCGTTAGTATCATTTGCCATAGGTGTATGCAAATGAGTCTGGGAAGGTGGTCGTAGCTGTCCAGTAGTTATTGTTTTCCATTTAATCTAATTTAATTAAAATATCACTATTTTTCATTCTGTAAACTTTTTTATCATCTACAGTAAACTCGTATTCTCGATTAGTTTTAAATCCAACTTTATCTCCTTCTTTAAATATAGTAGAATTACTATACTTTATAAATCCCACGTGCTCTTCCTTTTCTTCGGAAACGTAAACATCAGAATCTTGCTGATAATCCATTGGTTCAACAAAGCAGTAATCTTTAATAGGCTTCCATTTATCCTCATGCTTATAAAGATATACTTTATCTTTTGAGATTAAATAAAGATTGTCTCTAAAGTGTTCATTAGACTTTGTTTCTTTACCCTTCATGTTATAGTATGTTCTGAAGCAATTGTGATGTACAACACAAATGTCTCCTTCAGACAATTCACTATCATCATGTTCAGGTTTAGAAACTAAAACTCCAAAACGATTTACACCCTTGTAGTCTTCTATTCCAGAATTTATTATAATTCCGTCTTTTTCTTTAATATACTCGCCACCAAGGGGCTTAATTAAATAATCTCTTATAGGTTTAATCATAAATTATATTGAACTCAACATGTACAGGCATCTGCAAGTTAACCTTTTTCCAGTCAACAACAATATTATCCTTTACAATTCGCACAACATAACATCCGTCCTTTTCTTGAATTGAGTGTATTTTATAAATACCTTTAATTACAGATTGCCCGACCTCATAATGCATTGCATTCTTATAGTCGGGACCAACTGCTATTTTTCTTATTTCATTCATATTAGGCTTGTGATTCAGACCATGAAATTTTTCCTGAAACATTAAATGGAGTGTCAGAAGCAATTCCAGAAGTATTTTGTGGCTGAACTGCAATAGTAAGTAAATCTGGTCCAGCAGGGAAGATGCTATCTCCTCCTAGGATTGAGTTACCTAATTCTAACAATTCACTCAAGTCTATTTCAGAAGAACCTGAAGATGCTTTTAATGCATACACAACAGTTCCACTCTCTATCGAATCAGATGACTTATGCTCTATAAGCTCAGATAAAGATGGAGAAGAGACTTTTTGAAACTTCATATTTGATGGCTGAGAATTTAATATTAAGAATACCTCAATATCTTGATTTGCAGTTACACCTGCTTGTTTTAAAGTAAGCTGCATTCTGTTAATGATTTCTCTTTCTCCAACAACTCCTGTTAAAGAAGAATCAACAGATGGTGCTAATCTCACAGAAATTAAAGGAATAGGTCTTGTCAAATCTACGGCATCGGGCTCTCCTAAAGTAAGAGGCGAAGCATTAGGGATTGTAGGATATATACTTGTTGGAGGCAAAGTAGAAGTTGCTGGATAAGATGTAAATATCTTAGATGCAGCTCCTGCTATTTTAACCTGAGAAATATATGTTCCGTCTTCTAAAGAACTTCCATTAGTGTCGGTAACAAGTAAACCAGTTGTAACGCTTTGAGCATTTGCTTCAGTAACTTGGAATGCGTATACCCAAACTCTATTTCCGTTTAAAGTAATTTGCTCGAAATTAGATTGGTCTGTAGTGCTAAACGAGAAGTTACCACCATTTGTAAAGGCAAAAGGTTTAGAGTTTGCTGTAAATAAATAAGCTTTATCATTGTCAAACCTTCCATCCATTATAATAGATGTTCCAAAGTGGAATAATGTTGGCGCTGTAGAAGCTTGAGGTCCGTTAGATATTTCATAACGACCAGGTAAGTTTCCAGAACGGAAGTAAGATTCATTTAAAATGTTATTGTGTTTAAACTCATGAACGTACTTAACGTGTCCATTTTGGTCTTTAAATCCAAATCTAATTTTACCTGCTCCATACCATGAGTAATCAGCGTAAGCCATTTGGATTCTATTTATATCTAAATAGTACCCGTGAACTCCAGTTCCGTCACATTTGTCAATATTCCATCTTTCTTGCTCAACTCTAGCATCTACAGTTACAGTCATTTTAACTCTATCAGCACTAACTCCTTTGTATGACGGCTGAATTACTATTCTTGAATCAGAAGATATTTCAACAACTTTATAAGATTGACCTCTAATAACAACATAGTCATTTTTAATCAACTGAGTTGTAAAAGAAGTGTTATTCCCTGTAACAATTTGAGATTGTCTTGAGACATTTACACTACCTGCTAGTTGCTTAGTAGAAGAGCGTCTTACAGCATAAAGTTTTTGACCATCATACTCATAGAAAAATCCATTTTGGTCGTCAAACATCCCTGCTCTAATATAAGAATCTGTCCAGTTCTTTCTGTGGTAAGTTGGAAATCCAGATGCTTTAGATTGAAGAGGTACTTCTTGCATTTCGTATTCAAACTGAAAATCACTGTTTACAGCAGATACTGGAAACTCTCCATTAAAGGTGTTGTTTCCGTTTGAAACTTCAGCACCTTCAATTACAATTATATCATCAACTCTTAAATTGTGAGCTTCTTGAGTGTTTATTTTTGCTGTAGTACCAGTTGCTTTAATTAAATCTCTTACAATTTTAGGAGGGTTAAAGTTAATTGCAAAAGAGTTTTGAATACCCTTACCAGATTGGTAACGGAAATATTTACGTGACTGTCTTACAATTTTACTGTCAGGAGAAGTTCCAGCAGTAATGTTAACTCCACCATCAAAAGGTAAGTGAATACCATATCCGTCAGGTCTTAAAACCATTTCAGTAATAAAGAAATAGCTTGTAGCTAAAGCTCCACTAGTTACGTCTTCAAACAAGGTCATAGACTCGTTTGTTGTAACTTTGTCTATTTGATATTCTTTAGTGTAATCTCCTTGAGTTAAGAAAATTTTGTCAAACCTTTTAAATTGATTTAAGAACGTTGTCCCAGAACCAATTATTTGTTTGCTTCCAGTTTCAATATCTATAGTACCTATACCTTTTACAAGTTTAAGTACACTTTTTGAAATTATTTTGTGGTCTCCAGCTCCAGAGTTAAACAAGGCTGTAGTTCTGCCTTCTTTTGCCCCTGCTTCGCTTGTAGATAATTTTATGCTAAATTCATCAATAACAACAATATAAAGGAATCCAGAGTAATTTGCTTCATCAAAAACAATCATGTTAACGTTTCCTCCATTATCATAAGTTACTTGCTCTCCAGTAACAAAATTGTGAGCATCAACGTAAGTAATAATATGGTTTGTAAAATCACATATTGAATTATCAAAAGGATATTCTCTTGAAGGTATTTGGAAATCCGTTTGCACTTTAAATGTATTAGGAGAATCGACATCTACCATTCCAAATACACCGTCATAAGCACCTTTTAAACTTTTCACATTTAAGGTCTGATTTCCAGAACCTCCTCCAGATAAAGTAACAACTCCAGTACCACCTGTAACTATGAATCTAATTTCCCAGTAGTTTGTCATTCCTCCTACTCTAAAGTTAACTCTAGATGTTGGAGCGTATGACACTGTAAAGTTACCAGATGGGTCAACTAAACTGGTCATGTTTTTAGTTCCAAAGAAAGCTTCTCTTCTAAATACGTTTGAATCTAAACCTCCTTGTTGACCTATAAAGTAGGTATCTCCATCAGCAAACGTAAGTACAACATACTCATTTGATGAAGCAAAATCTCCTCTATATTCAATAGCAGTAATGGATACATTTGTTGGAGTTAATCCTAAAGGAGTCCATGCGTTTATTGTTGTAGTTCCTGGATTAGAATTAGCAGCTCCAATAACAGTTGTAGTTCCCTCGGCTTCTGTGTTAGAAGTCTGCTGAAGAGTTATTCTAGAATCATTGATTCTATTTAAGTTGTAAAGAGTATTATGCGTTGTCCCTCCAACAGCAACTCCCTCAGCTCTAAGTGTTATTTCTCCGAACGTAGTAGAATCAGTTCCTGAAGTGTAGTACAAGGTAGCAGGAGTAGTTCCATCTACAACAATACTTACTGTGCTTCCTCCACTTCCTCTAGTGTTTGTTACGCCAGTAGTGTATTCTCCAGCATAAGTTCCAGTAACCCAATTTGCTAAAGGCTCTGTTGTAAAGTAGAAAGTATCAGCATAAGTCGCATCAAGAACAAAATTATAAGTTCTAGTTGGAGTTACGTTATATATTCTTATTGGTAAATTTACGTTATCTGTACCTAACCTTGAGTTAGTAACTAGCCACCCGTCTGAAGAGCTTTTTAAGTTATAAACTTCAGGATTGCTTTCGTCTTGCCCTTCAACAACTAAAGTAGCTTCAGACGTTCCTGTTATTTTGTGGTTATTAATGTAAAGAGTATTATAAAGGTCGTTTTCAACTCTATATGTAATAGTAAAGTCTCTCGGATACTTTTGAATGTCATCAGTAAAAGGAGCTATGTTTGCTTGTATTCTAATAATATCATCACTTACGGTGTTTACTATAATATCAAAGGTTTCAGGCATGCTAATTTCTGTTCCTGCTGAATCTGAAAAAGTAAACTCTTCGCTTCCAGTCAAATAATTTGCAACAGTTACAGTTGCTTCTTGTCCTGAAGGTATTCCGTGATTTACTTTGTATAAAGTGTTTCTATCACTAGTCATTTTTCTAGCAAAAATGTAGAAATTCTCACTGTTAGCTTCATCATTAAAACTAGAGTTTGCACCATAATCAATGTCAAAGCTACCATTCAAAGGAGTGGTAACAACGGTGTTTTCGTATTGATTTTCAATAGTTCCGTATCTAGAATTTGTTCTTTGATTTGCTAAATAAGAAAACTGGTCAAGACTGTTTAAATAACTTCCAGGATTTTTTCCTTGATAAGCCATAACAACATCAGGCAATTGATTTCCTAAACCGTAATCATCAGCAAGTAAATCAAATCCAGAATATTCTGGTCCTGGGTCTACTTGAGCTTGAGCTTCTGCTTGCATTCTCCAGTAGTGGTATCCGTAACCACTTCTTAGTCCTTCGTAAATTCTAATATAATAACCAGTTCCATCAAAATAAAGTTCATTTCTACTTAACGTTTGGTTAGGAACTCCTGCACTTACCCATGCGTAGTTACTAGACCACCGATAGTTTAAAGCATTATAAGCATTTCCGTTATCAAACCTAATATATAAATAATAATAGTAGTAGTAAATACCTTGTCCATAAACTTGAATATTGAATACAGTTAACTGGTCTGGAATAAATCCTAACTGGTCATCAACTCTCATGTAGCTATAGTAAGTACCATAGTATCTAATTGGAGTATAAAGGAAAGGTGTAGTTGCTGTAAACAATGACTCTGTATAGTATCTTGTGTAACGGAATCTGTTGGTGTTTTTTGTAACTAAATAAACCAAACCTAATCTTGAAAATCCAAAATCAGTGTTATAAGCACTTAAAGTTTGTACGCTAGTTCTAGCTTCATCTGTATAAAGCTCTAAAGTATTTGAATCAATAACAGTAACAAAAAACGTTGTTCCGTCTGTTATGCCCATATTTACATCTCCTCTTCTTGGAGTGTTAAATAACACAGCATACCCATTTTCCATACCGTGATTAATCCAGTTAATTCGGTTATTAGGAATGTCAGCATCAATATCTTGAATGTATGTTGTGTGAGTTGACTCCCAGTCATAAGCGATAACAACAGGTTCTTGATAAGAAGGTCTACCTGTAGATGCTGTTGAATCAAAAACATTATCTATGATAAAGAAAGAATCCGTATCGACATAAGGTCTTCCATCTGGAGCTGTTGCTGACGGGTCTGCTACAACTAATTTTTTAGGACCAATTGTATTTCTTAAATATAATTTAGTTCCAGCAGTAAATCCATGAGTTGCTTCAGTTTCAACTTTTATTTTACTTAAAGTTGTTTCATCTGTAGTTGCCCCATGAGATATGTTTATATTTAAAGGAGCTCCTTCAAAAAACTTAGCAGGTACAATTGTGGTATACGAACCAGAAATGTCTCCAGTAGTAGTAGATGGAACATCAATTTCAAAAAAGAATACAAGAGGACTTGAAACACCTGAAACTACAAAGAAACCTTCTGCTTGATAATCTAAAACACCTTGACATGATACAGGGTCTCCAATAGTTAAATTGTGAGGAGTAGTACAAACAACTTTGATTTGTTTTGAACCTTCAATAGAGTCTACAGAAACAACTCCCTCAATAGGAGAATCTCCTGAACTAGAAAATACTGTAGGTACGTTATTTACCGTTTGAATAGTTTCCCACTTAGTAGATTGTAATCCGTACTCAAAATCCGTATCTACAAGGTTTTCTGGATTTGATACCCTAAGTTTACTTACAGGGTCTAAAAGACTTTCGTCAGGAGAAAAATGAACCTCACTTGAATCGTAGAAAAACTGATAAACATCATCTTGATTTATGTCGGCATCGTTTTCGAGGTCATAGGTTAAAGACAAACTAGAAGCGTTGTCCTTATTTAAAAAAGTAACCTCTCCACCTTTAGTAGGGTCGTTAAACTGATATACTACTTTATTAGCAGTTACGTTTGTAATTAAAAGTAATCTTTCTAGCCCAATATTTCCCTCATAATCAATGACATTTGAGTCTTTGTATACGTGGTATTTCGATGAATGTAAAAGCGTTTTTGCCATTGTTTATTTGTTTTGATTATCCTCCTAGTGCTATAGCGTAAGCTAAAGCTGTTTGGTCAAAGAGTGGTGTGAAATTTTTAAAGGTTTGTGATGTTGTGTCATATTCTAATAGCTGCCCCTGTGTTGGTGCTGTTATTGTTGTATCAGATAAATCAGAAATAGATGCAGCAGAAGCGGCAGCTCCAGTAGAACTGTACGCTACACTTCTAAACACACCAGCCTGAATTATTCTTACGTTAGTTATACTTGATAAATCAGAAGCTCCTTTTTCCATTAATAAGTATCCTAAAAATACAGCTTGATTTGCCGTGTTAGGAGACTCTGTAAATGGCTCAGAACTTAAATTAGTATTAGCAGCATCTAAAGTATCATATTGATTTCTTCCGTAATATACGATTAATAAACTAGGGTTGTTAGGAAAATAATAGACTCTTTGTATACTATATTTATTGTTATTTAAAGTAGCTAAAGTACCGCTACCATCATCATATAAAGTATTATCTATAGTGGTATATCCAACACCACCGTTTGTATCTCTAATAAAATCTCCAGCTCCATCTTGATAATATTTGTGTATTACACACGGATTTTGAGCTGCATCTGTAACAAATGAAGGGTTGTTGGGGTCAATAGAATAGTTTCTGCCAGGAGCAAAAGAAACACCAGAACTTCTTTGCAATTGCGTTGTCCCAACAATTGGAAGCACTTCAAGACCTTCTTTTTTCATTGGTCCAAATAATCTGGCAAATTCTCCAAATTGATTTTGTTGTCCGTATGCTGTTCTAGGGAATGACTTAGCAAAAGTAGCAACTCCTGAGTTGTGAATAACAGCTCCTATTGGCAATGCAAAGTTATATTGTGTATTTGTAAAAGGAACGCTTTGTTGGTTAACAACACCTAGTTCATCTACGTAAATCCAAGTTTGTTTGTCTGAGGCATTTAAGGCATCTAAGTCTGAAACAACTATAGTTTGAGCTGCCCAAGATATGTGTTTTAATTCTGGATGAGGTTTTGCTGCTGCGCTTTCTTTATTAAAGTCTAATATAACACCATCTCCTGCCGTAATAGTAAAAGAATTTGTTCCTGAAATTCCAAGGACACCTCCATCAAGAATACCAGTAGACATATTGTTTACTATGTTATCCATAGAAACACGATGATTGTTGCTTTTAAACTGAAGAACATCTTCTCCGTCTTCTTGGCTGAAATAAACAGAATTAGGATATGCTGGCTCTGTTGTTTGTGCGTTTTGGAAACTAAGAGCTTGACCTACGTTAAGGTCATCTACAGTTTCAACCCTATTATCTAAAGTACCAATTAATCCGTCTATTTTTCTTCTTTCTTGGTCTGTTATAATGTTAGAAGAACCTACAGTTGCAATGTCATTTAATTCTGCTGCTGAATGTATTGTTAAATCCGTTACGTCAGTTGGCTTGTTTTTAATGTATGAATCATCAGTATCATCATTCATTGTATAGTCAGCCTGAACATTAACTTCAGAACCAGCCTCAATGCCATTTAACTTTCCTAACAGCTCATTTGTAAAGTCATTTGCAGATAATTGCTTACCAGTGATTTTATCTACTTTAGAATCTAAAGCAGTCTGAAGACCAGCAATACTTCCTATTGTTAAAGTTTCTAACGTATCTCTATTTATTTCTATAAAATCAACTAGCTCTTGAAGCTCATTTAAGCCTACATTGTCAGAAAGCAATAAACTATTGATATTATCAATATATGTTTTTAAAACAAGACCCTGAGCTGCCGACAAAGGTCTATCCGCTACATTAGATGTTACGTCATCAACAATGTCAGAGTAAAATATTTTTTGAGTTATTTCATTAACTCTTGACCTTTCGTTTGGAGTAATTATATAACCAGAACCTGCATTGTAAACATCTCCAAATTCAGTTACAGAATCGTCACTAAAATCTTGGTCAAAAGAAGTTTGATGGTGGCTGACATAATACTTTTTGCCGTATGTAAGATTTCCGCTACCTCTATCCTTGTATGTTAAAGAAAGTTTTATGTAGTAATCAGAATAATCTTCAACAGCAGATACTTGAAATATACCAAATACATTTAAATCTCCTAGCTCGGATATTTTTATTTGATAATCTAAAAGGTCGTTTAAATAAGTATTTATGTTTTTTCCATTAATACCAGATTTAGCTACAATTATTTGAGTCAATCCTGATATTAATCTTGTTGCGTTTATCCCAACAGGATTTACTACAGCGACTCCAGATTGAGGCACAGTGTAATCTAAGCCGTTTGGCGTAATATAATGAAACAAAGCCGAATCGGAAGTCTCCAAAAGATTCTGGTCCGCAACAACAGAAGCTATGTCAACCATGTCGATGCGAGTTGTGTTACCAGTTGCACTGTCTAAGGTCAAAAAACTATCCTGCTTATGGGGCGTAGTGTCTTTTGGGTATTGCGATAATCTAGCCATAGTAATATACTTTATGCAAATTTACTTAAAATAAAAACACGTAATTAGCCTTGACCTCTAGGTCTTCTAATTATCTTTTTTCACAGCACTTCCAAAATAATATCCAAAAATGCTAAGTGCCACACCTTCTACAATTCCAATCATGTGGATAAAAATTTCTTTATTTTCTGCTGGAACGTTTGTAGTAACTACAGTATAAACAACAAATCCAAAGGCAGCTAGACCAATAATACCAGTTAAAGACATCATCCAGTCTTTTCCGCCTGCATTAACTATTGCCGCTTCTCTTTTTCTTGCAGAATCTCTATCTTCTACTTCTAGCTTATACAATTGAACAAGTTGGTCGTGAGCTGCTTCTTTTTCTTCATCAGACATGTCTGGGTCATTATCTATAAGATTCTTAATAACTCCAGTAATCCCAGAATCAGGTAAAAATTTAGAAGCTCCCTTAACTACACTAGGAAGAACTCCTAGCAATATCTTACCTAAACCTGTTTCCTTGAAAGGTTTTTTTTCTTTTTTTTCGCTCATAATCTTTGTATATAATTTTGCAATTCATCTTTTGGATTCCACCCCAATCTATCTATAGCATCTGTATTTGTATTAAGAGTAATTTTTACATTACCTTTTTGTTCTGGTATGTACCGTGTGTTTGTATTAAAACGCTTTTCAAAAAAACCTGCTAGTTCATTTATAGAATAACTTACTCCGCATCCAAGCTCCCAAGCATCTTTGTGTGATTCGTTAGATTCTGCTATTTTTATTAAACCATCAACAATATCATCAACATGAGTAAAATCTCTTTTTTGCTGTCCATCTCCTACAATATTAATAGGTTCTTTTTTATTTATTTTTGTTCTCCAAATACCCATTACATTTCCATTTTTTTCATCTAAAGGCTCAAGAGGACCATATACATTATAAAATCTTGCTATTTCAACATTTACTTTATAAGATTGTTTGTATAGCTTGCATATCATTTCCCCTAACATTTTTGTAGTAGCATAGGGAGAGTCCGATGGATTGTAGTGTTTTGAGGCAGAACCAGCGTATACAACTTTAACATTGTTTTTTCTAGCCCACTCCATAACTTTAGTTGTTCCCGTCACGTTAACCTCAACGGATTTAAGTGGATTATTAAAAGAAGGCTGAACTCTAGACTGTGCGGCAAGATGGAAACATAATTCACTATCATCAACGTTATGTGCTTGTATTTCTTCAATCCCTCCATTTATATATTCTACATAGTCAACGTGGTTTGTTTTACTTCCAGTTGAATAGTTATCTAAAGAGACAACCGTGTGCCCTTCTTTAACTAACCTTTTAATAAGATTAGTGCCAATAAACCCAGCTCCACCAGTAACTAAAATTTTACTCATCGCTTATGCTACTCTGTAATTTGTTTTGCCGTTTATTTTTTCTGCAATTAAAATCCGATTTCTGTTTTGGTCTTCTGATACATAACTTACATGAACCCAAGCTGGGTTCTTTTTATTTCCAAATTCCCAAATCATTTGGTCAAAATTTAAATTATCTTTTATGTAATTAAACATTTCAGCGTTGGTTTTATGACCAAAAGTATCGTCCAAATCAATTGCTCTACCTTCACAATGTTGGCTTGATTTACTTCCTCCAATAGCCTGATTTAGCTCTTGAGAGCGATACATGCTATTTATTTTTATAGGACCTCCAACCCACTCCCTAAGCGGCTCAAAAACGTTTATGGCAATATTAACCATGTTTGACATTTGATAATCATCAGGAGTGTTATCTAAATTTAATCTAAGAGCTGTGTTTGATTTTACAGCTTCTTTGTAGCTTATATGTTTACTTATGTTCATGAGAATCTATTATTTCGTTTAATCTATTTAAATCTTTTCTGATTCTTTCTCTTTCTAGTTTATAAAGCATTATTTCGTCTTCCAAGACTCTTATGTCTGGAAAAACGTATGTATTCTGATTAAATCTTAATGATTTTACTTCTGATTCGGCATCATCTATTCTGCCTTCTAAATGTGTGTAGAGTAAAACAGCACTACCAACTAAAACAACTATCTGCACTAACCATTTAATATTAATGGAAATTCCAGAGTCATCGTTTAAGCTTGGTAAATTTTCGCCCACATTTATTTTTCTTTTTGGTCGTCATAATCCAAAGCAAGTTTTAAGAATACTTTGTCTAGCATTTCTTCTTGCATCCTTATAATCATACCCTCCAACTGGTCTTTTTGTTCGACTAGTTGACTTATTTTCATTTCTAAACTATCGTTTCTTCTTTGTAGTTCTTGAAGCTCATTAGGGTCTTTTCCTATAAAAACATATATAGCAGCACCTATGGTTGCTATTAAAGCACCTACAATAAGTTTAAATGAATCATTATTTGATTCTGGAATCTCTTTAATTGACAAAAAGAAAAGCAATCCAATAACAAATAAGAAAACAATTCCAGAGCCAATATATCCTCTCAATTCTTTTCTCTCTCTACTATTCATGCTATTATTTTTTATTACGTTTATACATTAAATACCACTTATGAATTGTATAACCGATTGCTGTTAGCGTTAAAAACACACTAAGAGCGGTATCTATACTCATTAAGTTCATAGTCAAAGCAAAGGAGGAAAACCCCCAAATCTTTAAATCGGTTAAATTCATGTGCTCATTCATCTTCTTTGTCCTCCTCCTCTAGCTCTGTTAGTGGATTCGTTTTCTAATTTTAAACTACCATCAGGCTGGTGGGAAGCATCTTTGTTATCTCCATTACCATAAGTTCCATTTTGACGATTAAAACGATTAGCTTCAACTCTTTTTTTTACTTGGGCAGCTCTTCTTTGATGAATTTTATTATATTCATTCTTCTTTTTTCGAGCCTCTGGGTTCTCTGCGTAATATTTTGCGCTTTTACTTTGTCCCATTGCTTTTTCTACCTGGTCTTTTTTTTCCTGAAAATGCTTTAGGAACGTCTCCAAGTTGATTTCCCACCTCTTTAATAGCTTTCCCTACATCTTGCAATTCTTTTTGCAATCTGTCCTGAGTTTCTCTTAAATCGTATTTTAAATCCTCTATTTCTGCTTTTACACTAGAAACTTTATCTTCAATAACGTCTGGAATCCAATCGTTATCGTTATCTGTTAGCCATCCTTTTTTATTAAGAAACATAGCTAAGGCAACTACCGCAGTTACAAAAACTACAGCGCCTAATACAATTATTATTATTTTTTCCATATTAAATTATTTAGACCAATCATAAAAAGGACGGTGGTCCTTTTCTTCAAGTTTTTTTCCGTTTTCCATTATAACTACTCGTTCAGAATTTTCAGCAAAAAACTTTCTTCTGGTTACAGTGTTACCTCCGTCTGGAGATTCATATATCCATTTATTTTTCATTTCACTATCCATCCAATCCCACTCTTTCATGTCATCTTCTCTTGAGCTAATACCCCAATCTCCCATGTTATTTCTTGGACTTTCCTTTAGGCACGCAATTAGGCACTTTTTTCCCCATTTTGGTTTTAGTGCCTCTCATCATGTATCCTTCCCAACAAGGGTTTTTAGTTTGCTTCTTAGCCATTAATCTTCAAACTTATACGTAGTTTTTGTATTTTTCTGAGTCTTAGGGTCAAAAGTCGTATCGGTTCTTGAATAACCTCCACCTTCTGTTTTTATTACTTCTCCAGTCATAGTTCCCTTTTTGTCTCCAAAACGACCACCTCTTGAGAATCCAGAAGAAGATATACCTCTTTGGTTTAAAGCTTCAAATCCTTTTCGCTCTTTAGGGTTGCTGCTGTTTTTCATCTCTTTCATAAGTGATGCAGCAGTTGCATAATCTTGGTTTTTAAGAGCTTGTTTTACTTGGAATCCTTTGCCTCCTCCAAAATCAGAAGAAGGTCTGTCTCTAGTGAACTTTTCCATCCCTTTAAAATATGACGCATCACTGCCGCTCATTTTAGAGGTTCTTGTTGGTGCAGTTCCAGTAACTCCACTCATAGCTTTAACTTGCCCGTTAATCTTGTCAACAGACTTGTTTTTAAATCCCATTGCGTTGTAGTCAACTCCAGTTTCTTCGTCTTCCATGTTTTTATTTTTTATAAGGAAATAGGTTATTTAATGATTTTCTTCGTTTTTCGCATCCGCAATCGGTATCAAGCGCATTGCTTACAGTATCAACTACCCTCTTAATTCCAGTAGTAACTGTCAAGTTGTGGATTGTATCCCCAAGACCCTTCGGTTTATTTACTCTCATTTTACAATTTAAGAAAATTAATACTTACTCAGCAAAGATAACAATAAAAAAAGTGTATTTTTAAAGGGTATTTTAACACAAAAATAAAGTTGGAAGATAATAAAAAGCCCAAAGTATACATAAGAAAAACTAAGAAGCCTTATTTCTCAAGGGAGAAAAAACACAACTTTTTAAAAAACTGGAGAGTAGTTAGGTATTATATCAAAAACAAATATGATATATCTTCTACAGAGCTAGAGCTTCTTTTGTATCTGTACGACTCTGATATATTCACAAAAAAAGAATTTATAAGATTTGCTAATACAATAAACTGGCAAAGGTCTAAATTCAAGGATATGATTGAAATTGGATACATAAAGCAATGGAGAGAGCGTCAAGGTCGTGAGGCTGCTTTATATGAGCTTACCAAAAAAGCTAAAATGATTTGCAATCAAACATATAAAAAACTTACTGGAGAAGAAGTAATATCAGAAGATAAATATCAAAACAAAATATTTAAAGGAGAAAATTTCCAAGATAAGATATACAGGCAGCTAATAAAGAAGATGAATGAAAAAACTAAAGCAAATCTTTATAAATAGAAAAGGCTTCTTTATATAGGCTATAGTCTTTTACTGCTATAAACTTTTTTAGCTCTCTTATCTTTACATCATTGCCTCCTTCAGAAAGAATGTCGATATATTCAATTATTTTGTTTAACTTGTCTTTTCTTTTTATGAAAGCATTAGATTCTTTAATATTCGTTCTAGTTTGTGTGTCCATAGCTCTACTTACTGTTCTTTGGCTACACTCTAAGATTTCTGCTATCTTTTGGTCGCTAATAGATTCATTAGCTAAAATAAGTTGATGTACACAATTCTGTACATCTTTATTACTTATTGATATGTGTTTTGAAAACAAAAGACCAGATATAGCCATCTTTTCTTCTGAGCTTATAATTTTATTTGGATTAAATATTATTTTTCTCCAATTGTTACAGTAGGGCTTTTTTTTCTCTGAGTATACCTCTTCACACATTTGATTTACCCTAGCCTTACCATAAGTCCTTATTGTCTTACCCCATTCACGGTCAGCTAAAATTCTAAACATTCCTGAGAACATGTCTGGTTCAACATCAGGATTTAAAAACAAAAAAACCTCAGCATAGTATGTTAGCTGCTGAAAACTACTAATCTTAGACGTTATTCCTTTTAACGAATAATAACAGAATGGTTCATCAAAAAACAAGAAATCATAGTCCTGAAAGTCTAATTCAACCTCAAGACTATAATTCTTGTCTTCGTAAAAATCAAACAATAAGAATTTATCAGATTGTTTCAAGAGTTACATCATCTTTTTTCTCTGATTCTTCTTGGAAGTTTTTAATTTGTTGAGCATACTTGTCATCAAATCCAGCTTTTAAGTTAAAGTTTATAGATACTTTACCTTTTTCAGATGTACATATAGTTGAATGAGGCATCATTGAAGGAAAAAATATTATATCTCCCTCTTCCATTTCTGGTCTATAAACATGCTCTCCATCAAATGATTTAAAAGAAATGACATCTTTAGGTTCTGGTAGGTCAACATAATAGATAGCAGACATTGTACTTAATGGATGATTATGCCATTTAACGTAATCTCCTTGCTCGTATTGTATAAACCAAAAATCATAGTTTAAATTAATCCAATCAGGAAGACCTTGTTCTTTATTGTACCAAGAAGTAAAGTTGTTAAATAATCTTCCAAAATCTTGATGTAGTATTTTGTCCATGTAGGTTCTGTTACACGAAATCCCTAAATCGGTCATTGTAAGTTTATTAAAACTATCATCTATTGATTGACCTTCAGCAGAGCTTATTAGCTCCATCAAAGCTTTTTTATTTTCTTTATGCTTTGGATATGGCATAATGTGATAAGGCACGGGGATGTTTCCTATTTTCATAATTCTTCTTTTATTACAATTCCTCTTTCTTCGACTAAAACTATTTTTTTACCATCAGACAATCTCATGTTACTACTGTATCTAGCATCATAATAAACAATATCGTTTACTTCTACTTCAGTAACTTTATCTCCGACTGTAACAATTTTGCCTTTTTTGTGTCTAACATCTGAATCAACAGATGAGGTTATGATAATATCTCCTGACATTATCTTTTCGTTTATCTCTTCTACAACTATATTAAAACCTATTGCTTTCATAAATCAAATGTATAAGGGCATTTCTTAGCTTCTGCTGGGTATTTACTTATTCCTGGAATATCTTGAGCTATATCATGTTCCTCAAAATTTAACATTCCTATAGGAGAATAATACATAGCGAGAGGAGTTCCTTTTTTTACTGTAATCGTTCTAGCCTCGTCTCTTCTTACTAAAAAATTAATATTTAAACTAACATCGTAAGTGTCTATTATGGGCAACACTCCTTGCACAGCCTGCAATGGACTTTTAGGATTCCACCAAAAACAGGGCATGTGAATCAAATCAACTCTTCCTTTTGGAGATTTTAATGTCAAAGCCGTGTCTAACTTTAGATTCATATAGTTTTTGTCAAACCAAGGTCCTAACTGACTTTCTCCTTGCATACCTTGTGTTTTATAGGTGTCCATGTCCACATGTGTGTGTGAAACAATTCTAGCAAAATTATAGTTTCTTTGACCTTTGTCCATGTGAACTCTGAATCCATTTCGGTTTATTTCTACTGAAAAGTCAACAGGAGATAAAAACAAATAAGAATTTTTAAATAGAGTTATAAAAGACACGCAAGTTTTTACGCTTAAAGTGTTTTCATTTTCTATATCCTTTTTATTGTTTAGTCTCTTGTACCATTGAGGCTGATGAGAATTTGCAGGAACTAATATGTCTGAAATATCTACAGGGTTTACCTTGTCTTTAAAAGCAATAACAGTAGGCTTTACACTACCATCAGATTGCTCTTGATAAGCTGGGTCTCCTTTTTTCATGCACCAATGTATAGTTGGCGCATCATTTTGACTAACTATCTCCATTTGCTCTTTTATTAGTTACAATACATTTTGTGGTTAAAATCTCTACAGCAACAGATGTTGCGTTACGCAAAGTATTACTTACAACTTTGAATGGGTCTACTATGCCCATTGACACTAAATCTCCATACTTCATGTTTTTTGCATCATACCCATAGTTTATCCTAGGGGATTTATAAACGTTTAACATTATAGCAGGAGTATCGCATCCACTGTTCTCTAATATTCTAAATATAGGTTCTTGTAAACTTAAATATAAAATCTTGTTTACTATCTTTTCAAACTTATCCTTAGAGCTTTTACTTTTTCTTTCTGCTCTTTTAGACGCATTTAGATAAGACACACCTCCTCCAGCTACAACTCCTTCTTCCAAGGCTGCTCTAGTTGCTTGAACTGCATCATCTACTCTGTCTTTCTTCTCTTTCATTTCGACCTCAGTCTGAGCTCCAACATAGAAAGCAGCTACACCACCATGTAATCTAGACAAACGGTCTTTAAGATGATACTCCAACGACTTTTCTGTATTTTTCGCCATTGTATTCTTCACTTCCTTCAATCTATCTTTAACGGCTTTAGCCGTTCCGCTGGCTAAAACTACTGTCGTTTCTGTAGAGGTGGATATAACTTTTTTGCATTTACCCAAAAAGTCTGGAGACACATTAGTATAGTTGTCTCCTGTGTCATCAGATATAAGAACAGCATCAGTCATTATGCAAAAGTCCTCTAATAGCTCATGTCTACTGTTACCGAATCCTTCTGGAGCTACGACATTGACTCTAAGTTTACCAGAAGCTTTGTTAACATTCAAAGCCTGCATAACCTTTTCCTCAACCTCAGCTACAATTAAAAGTGGTTTTTGATTTGTAATAGAGAATTTAAGTATGTCCATTATACTCTCTATTGTTTCAATAGGCTTGTCAGAAACTAAAACAAGGGCATTATCGTAAACAACTCTAGATTTCTCTTTGTCATTTATTAAAAAGCTACTTGAATATCCTTTTCTAAGTCTTGTTCCTTCTATAGCCTCTACATAGGTTCTTGAGTCGAGAGACTCCTCTATTGTAAAGACAGCTCCCTCTCCTAGCTCTAAGTAAGCATCAGCGATAAGCTTTCCTATCTCATTGTCATTGTTAGCTGAAATCTTAGCCACATTAGCCAATAATTCAGAATCAGCCTTAATTACCTTTCTACCTATATACTCTATAGCAGCCTCTACTTCTTCTTTTAGTATGCGGCAAATAGTGTGTACGTTTAAATCTGGATTTTCCTTTAATAGCTCACTGGCTACGGAAATCATTTCATAAGCTATAACCACAGAAGTTGTCGTCCCATCTCCAGCGTTATCTCCAGTTTTCATGGACGCTTGACGAACAACCGACATTGCTAAATGCTCTACAGGGTCGCTGAGGTTAATAGCTCTAGCAACTGTGACCCCATCTTTTGTAGAATGAGGTCTACCAATTGCGTCTTCTAGTAGTACGGTAGAACCTCCAGGTCCTAGCGTTGAGCCAACAGCATCTCTCAATGCTTTAATTCCTTTTAGTACTCTGTCTCTTGGGTCTAGGGAAATTTCTTTTTCTATCATGAGTTAACAATTAAGATTAAAGAAACGGATAACCCTATGGTTAAACCAAGAAAAAAATTGAATAGTTTCATAAATGTGTATTTAATTTGATTAATAATGCCTCAAATATACACAAAAATGTTTTACCATGCAATCTTAATGCTTACTAAAAGAAAGTAAATTGTAAATTCATTCCAATAGTGCTTACCATCAGCGGTTACTTCCTCTGGATAAAATTCTATCCCAATCATTAATTGATGAGGTATCATGTTTGTGATTGTAAGCTCCATATCGTTTTGGTTTTATCTTCGAGCTGTAGGAGCTTGAG